AAAGTAACGGCCATTTTGCCCACGCGTGGCCGGCCGGAAATGGCGCTGCGCGCGCTCGGCTGCATTGTCACGCAGCAGTGGCGGGATCTCGAAATTCTGGTGCTCGATGATCTCAATAATCCGAGCTTTCCCGATGGGCTGTCCGTCAAGTTCATCGACTATTACCGCTGGGATGAAGCATCGTTGGGATCGAAGCTCAAGCTTGCCTGTACGGTGGCAACCGGCGAATACATTGTGCATTTCCACGATGACGATTACTCGGCGCCGATCCGAGTTGCCGATCAGGTCGCGCGTTTAGAAGCATCCGGTAAAGCCGTCACGACGTACCGCAACCTGCGCTACACGGACGGCCGGCGCATCTGGATCAACCATAACTGGCCGGGCGGATTCGGCACTTCGCTCTGTCACCGCCGCGACTGGTCGGATTATCATTCCTTTCCGTCCTGCGAATCGGAAGATTGGGAGTTTGTCGCCGCGGCCATGCGCGCCAATCAGCACATCGCGGGCGAGGCCGGCGACACGATGCTGGTACGAATCACGCACAATGCGAATGTCGGCGCGAACTGGGAAGAGATCGCGTGTTAGAAGCGGGCCTGTATTCTCTGCTGACGGGTGACGCGACGCTTGCAGCGCTGATCGGCACGCGGCTGTTTCCGGTGATGGTCAATGAGCACGATATGCCAGTGAATGCGGGCGATCCGAGCTGCGTCAGTTATCAGGTTGTCGCCGGTTCAACAACCTACACGCTGGAACCGACGCAATATTCCGATCGCCGGATCCAGTTCGACATCTGGTCCGTGAAGTACTCCGACTCGAAGAGCATCGCACAAGCGATCCGCAACGTCCTGTCCGGCTACAGCGGCGTGCTGACCGATGGAACCCAAGTGCTGAGCGCCCTGCAAGAGAACGAAATCGACGACTTTGAAAGCGATTCGCGTATCTTCCGCGTGATGAGCGAATACAGAATCCGGTTCATAGAACCGTAATCCCGGCCCCTGGGCCAAATCCAAAACACAACAACCAAGGAGAATTTATGTCCTATACAGGAACAGCCGCCCAGTCTCCGCTGGGTGGAGAACTTGCCATTAACACCAGCAGCACCTCGACACCGACCTGGACTCCGATAGCGGAAGTCAAAGATGCGGCCTGGTCTTCGCGCGTGAACAAAACCGCGGATGCCACGAATCTTTCCTCAACTGCGGAAGAGTTCATCGCTACGTTGCCCTCTTCGGGAACGCTCGATGTGACCTGCAACCGCGTTTCGAGCGATGCCGGACAATTGGCGGTGGAAGCGGCCTGGCGCGCTCGCACCATCAAGCAGTATCAGCTCACCTATCCCCTGACCGCTTCACAGACGACTTCGGGCGATACCTATGTGTTTAAAGCCATTGTCGAAGAAGCAAGCCCGGCTCCCAGCTTCAAGCCGGATGCCGTGATCGATTACAAGTTCCGGCTGAAGATCAACCAGCTCGACACCTTCACTGCAGGCTCTTAATCCGAAAAAGTTCCGTCATAACGCGGGCGCTCCTCGTGGCGTCCGCTCTTTTTCTAATCAATGGAAACCGTCGCCAACACCACCGCCGATCCGACCTTAGAGTTCGTCGAACTGAAGCTCGGAAAGAAGACATACAAGCTGCTCTACGACTTCGACTGCATCGCGAAGGTGGAGGAAGCAACCGGCATCTCGCTCTTACTGGGCTTCGATCACACGCAGATCAATTCCGTCGCCCGCTGCGCGGCCATGCTGTACGCCTCGCTCTTGCGGGCCCATCCGGAGATCACGCTCGATCAGGTGAAGCGGCTGGTAACGCCGCACAACATCGCGCCGATCGCACGGGCGCTGAATCAGGCCTGGTACGCATCCACCGCGGAGCGCGAAGAAAAGGAACCGGAAGACGCTTTAGCGCAAAACCCTCCGGCGCCGGAACCAGCACCGGCGGACTAACAGGGAAGCAGCTTTGGCTGCGTTGCTGGTCGAATGCCCGGGTCTATCTCGGGCTGAGTCCTGCGGAATTCTTTCGTCTGACTCCGCGCCAGTATCACGCGCTGATGGAACGGCACCGGGAACTCGAAGAGCATCGCGCCACACAGATCGAGTTAGCGGCCGCCATCGTGGCGCACACGGTAGCCGTTTTCGCCGGCAAGAGTTTGAAGGAAGGCAAAGAACTGGCATACGGCGATTTCATGCCGTCGCAGCAGACCAAGCTCAAACAGGCTCGCCGAAAAGCCAGCGCGCAGGCCATGCGCGATTTTCTACACGGACTGGCGAAAGACAAGGGCTTAGCGTAAATGGATCTCCGCATCGCCGGATTGGAGCAAGTGCAGCGGGCACTGAAAGAACTGCCCGCCAAGGTCGTGGTCCGGTCTTACGCGAAAGCGCTCGATCGCGCGGCCGGCGTAATTGCCGCGGACGTGATGGCTCGGGCGGAAGGCCTGCCCGAATCCGGCTCCGATACCCGCTTGAGCGAGCACGTGATTACGAAAGTCGAAGTGGACACCAACAAACAGGGTGGCGTCGCGGCCGTGGGCTTCGACCATTCGCAGGATCAGCGCACCGGTAAGCCCATGGACGTTATCGCCCTGCAGGTCGAGTTTGGACATCGCATGCTGACACATGAAAGGAAGCAAGCGGGTATCGGCCGGGTTGGAGATTCGAAGCTCGACCAGAGCGGCCGGGTCAAAATGCATCCGTTCGTGCGGCCCGCATACGAGGCAACGAAGGATAAAGCGGTGGAAGTGTTTGGCGAAACGCTCATTGACGGGCTGTCCGAAATCGGGGAATAACATATGCCGAGCGTCGGGAAAATCAGCATCAATCTGTCGGCCGGGACCGCGACGTTCATCGCGGACCTCGATAAGGCAAACGCCAAGTTAAAAGATTTCGGCAGTCAGGCCGAGGCGCAGCGGGGACGCCTGCGCAATGTCTCGAATGCAGCGAACCAAGCCGGCCACTCGTTCCAGCAGTTAGGCTCGCACGGTGTAACCGGGGTGCAGGCGACGTCGGCAGCGCTGCGCACCTTGGAAGGCGGAATCACAAATAATCTTCGGGCCGCGGAACGGTTCGCCGCCAATTTCTTAGGGCTTGGGCCGATCTTACAGAAAGTATTTCCCGTCGCCGGCGGCATCGCCTTGCTCGGCATCCTGGGCGAACTGGTCCACAAGGCCGGGGAAGCGTACGATGCTTTTCAAAAGATGCGGGAGGCACCCCAGCGACTCGCGCAGGAGTTCCGGCAACTGAATGCACCGCTCAAGCAAACCAACGACGAGCTGGATCTGACCAACGCGAAACTGGAAAATGAAATTGCCAAACTTTCGGGTAAGCCGCAGAACAATCTGAAAGAAGCGCTGGCGGAAGCCCGGCTTGAAGCGGATAAGCTGGCCGATTCGCTCGATAAGGACTTCCAGAAACTCGGCGAGCTTCTGCAGAAAAACGAGATCGGATTCTTCAAGAGCCTGCTCGGAAATGCCCGGACCGACGACTTAACGAAAGAATTCGGGCAAGGCCAGAGCGGATTTCTGGCCACCGGATTCCCGGGTCGCGTTCAGAAGATCACCGATCAAGCCGAAGAAAATCTCGCCAACATTCAAGCCGGCAACACGGAATCAGAAAAGAAGGCGGCGCTCGATCAGAAGAATGCCGTCAATGCACGCACCCGCAACGATTTAGAGCGGGCGTTCGGGGACGAGTTAAAGAAGGTCAACGCCGAAATCGAAAAGGCCACCCGGCTGCAGGCGCAACACGAAGCGGCCACCAAACAGCAGCAGGCTTCGCGCCCGAAATTAAACGCGGACGGAATCCCGATTGCGACTGGCAGCATTAGCGGCAACGGGAAGGCCGTCCCGCTGGCCAAGCAAGAGGCGGATCAGACCCAGCGTTTAATCGAGCTGGAAGGCATCCGCCACCGGCTGGTACTCCAGCAGCATCAGGTCGAAAGCCGTTTCCAAAACGAAGATCTCACGGATCAGGCCACCGCTCTGCGGCATGCCAACGATGCCGCCGAGCTGACCCGCCCCTATACCGACAAGCTGCACGAACTCGATGCCCAGCTTGCCGGGCTGAAGCAACAGCTCGCCTCGATCGGGCAAGGCACGACCGCAGAGACGTTGGCGAAGGGTTGGGCGGCCGCCCAGCAAGCCATCGCCAAGCTGAATGACGAACTCGCCAAACATCATCAGTCTCTTACGCTGAATCAGCAAGTCGAGCTGCTGAGTTATTACGACGAGATCGAAGCTGCCAAAGCGGAAGCCGAGTGGAAAACGAAGCTCGAACAGACGACCACCAGCATCCAGGACCGCATTGCCAGCCTGAAGCTCTTAACGGCCGCGATCGGGCAGGGCTACCAGGCACAGAAGAACGCCGCGGTCGAAGATCAGCTCGCGAAGACGCTCGGCAAGAATGCCTTCGATCCGCAGTGGATGGCGGCGCATCAATCCGATGTGGCCGGTCTGCGCTCCCAGTTCGGCGCGGAATACGATGCCCAGCGCAACGAGCAAACAGGAAAAACGCTCGATCAAGTAAGCGACCAGATCGAGTTAGAGAACCGGCTCGCCGGTGCGGAAGCGAAAGGGGCCGAAGCGGTCCGCGCGGAAACGCTGGCCTTCCAGCTCGAAAAGATCGCCAAAGACAATAGCGCCGATGCTTCCCAAAAGCTCATCCAGGCCGAAAAGGATTTGAATGCAGCGCAGCAAAAACGCATAGCGAATGAGACGATTGCCCAGCTTGAACAGGAGATTGCGGCCACCGAACGGCTCACAGCGGCCCAGCTCGGCGGCGCGGAAGCGATTCGCCGTGCCCAGCTCGACAATCGGATCGCGGATATCCGGCGCAATGTGCCGGCACAGTACCAAGATGCCGAAATCCAGAAGGCTACCCAGCTCAGCGCAGCGCAGCACCAGGAACAGGTCCTAGCCGATGCCCTGAAAACCGGCATGGCGTATCAGAACCAGCTTCAGGCCATCAACGAAGAAGTCGCGGCCCTCGAAAAGCTGAAAGCCACGCAAGGCGACACCCTCGCCATTGAAATCAGCCTGAAGCAACTCGAACAGGAACGCGTCAAGATTCTATCTGCCCAGCACGACGTGATCGGCTCGGCCGCGGATGGAGTAAAAGACTTCTTCCGCCAGATGGCGACCGAAAGCGAATCGGCTGCCAAGCAGGTTCACGACGATCTGAAATCGGCCTTCGAAGGCATCGACGATGAGCTTTCGAAGCTGATGACGGGGCAAAAAACGAATTGGGCCTCCTTCCTGCAATCGCTCGGTCAGAAGCTGTCGAAGCAAGGTCTGACGAACCTCGAAACACAGATTGCGGGCAAAATCGGAGGCCTCGGCGGTGGCCGGCATCCGATGGATGAAAAGCCTCCGCTCGGCGTCGATGTAACCGGATCCAAAGGGCAGTATGGCAACGGCGGCGCGCTCGGGAAAATTGCTGGGATCTTGTTGCCGGGCGCGAATAAGCGCGATGGGAATACCGCGACCAGTGCTCTGTTTGTCACGCTGACCAATCCGACGATTGCCGGCAACTCGTTTCCGCCACCATCGCCCGCTTCGACACTCCAGACCACGACGCTGACTCCGGAAGACCAGGCGAACCTGGGCAATTTCTCGAATGATGAGTTGAAGCAGCTTGCGAAACCGGATGAACAGGTCGCATCGAGCTCGCTCAAAACCCTGGCGAACGGGGCAACAACGAAACTTCCGAGCGTGTGGGCCCAGATCGGGAGCGCGGCGCTGCAACTGGCTCTGGGTTTCCTCAGCCACAGCAGCAGTAGCGGCGGTAGCGGCGGCAGCGACTCAACGGTCACGGAATCGTTTGCCTCCGGCGGCAGGCCGAAAGTCGGCAAAGTCTCTCTCGTGGGCGAGCATGGGCCGGAGCTCTTCGTTCCCGACCGGCCGGGCAGCATCATTCCGAATCACAAGCTGGCCGGTTTTCGCGCCATGGGTGGGCCGGTCGATCCCGGTAGCGCCTATCTGGTCGGCGAGCGCGGTCCAGAGGCGTTTACTTCGAAGCTTTCGGCCGAAACAGCCGATACCGCGGCCACGAACCGGCCCGTCGTGCAGTACAGCATTGACGCGCGCGGCGCCACGGATCCGGAGCTCACCCGCCAAAATGTGGAACGAGCGATCAAGGCGGCGCATTCCTCCGCCATCATCAAATCCACGCAAGTGCAAAGCGAGCAGCAGAAGCGGACGGTGCGCAAATGAGCACCTACAACGGCTGGACGATCGTTTCGATGCCAAGCTCGCCGGCTCCCAAAACCGTCGAATTCGCGACCAACAGCAGCGTGGCGCTCAGCACTTCCCCGTTCACCGCGCAGCAGCAGATTCAGGATTGGGGCGCTTCCTGGATGGAAGCGACGGTGACGCTGCCGCCCATGACGCAAACGGACGCGGCAACCTGGACGGCGTTCTTCCTCGCGTGCAACGGACCTGCCTGCGTGTTCCTGTTGAGTAACTCGACCTTTGCAGGCCTCGTTCCTTCGGGCGCTGTACCCGGCACTTATTGGCGTATCAAGGGCAACACGATCAAATGGTCCGTCACGGAAGGCGTGCTGTTCAACTGTCAATTCGAAATCCGGGAAGCCATCTAAATGCCGCGTACCGACGCCACTTCGGCCTTCATTGCCGCGCTCGAACAGAAGATCCTGCGGCCCGCGCTGTTCGTGCAGGCGGCCTTTGCCTCGACCACGTTGTATCTCTGGACCGGCCGCGGAAGCGTGAGCTGGAACGGGCACACCTGGCTCGGAGTGGGCACGCTGGGTTCGGTTTCGACCATCGAAGAAGGCTCAGACGTGCAGGCGCGCGGCATTGTCCTCACGATGACCGGGATCGACGCCACGCTCTTAACCGACGTCATGACCGAAATGCAGCAGGGCTTGCCGGTCACCGTGTATTTGGGCTTATTCGATGCAACGCCCTCGCTGATTGCGAATCCGGTGATCTCGTTTCAGGGCCGCATGGATCAGCCGACGCTCGATGTGGATGGCAGCACCGCAACGATTCAGATTGCCTGCGAGAGCCGGTTGATGGATTTGAACACGCCGGCAGAGCGGCGCTACACGAACGACGATCAGCAGCGCGATTACCCGAATGACCGCGGCTTCGAGTTCGTCAACTCGATTCAGGAATTGACGATCTACTGGGGCCGCACGTCAAGCTCGACCAACAACCTGTAAGTGCTCGTCCGAAAACCCAACTGGGCGGTGCTGCTCGATGACTATCTCCATTCGTGCCTGTGCCGCACGTTCGCATACGGTTCCTTCGATTGCTGCCTGTTTGTGTGTGATGCGATCCGCGAGATGACCGGTGTGGATGTAGCGGCTCCGTTTCGCGGCCAATATACTTCGCGCAAACAGGCGTACCGAGCCATTGAAAATTATGCCGGCCGCGCCACGGTCGAAGCTGTCAGCGAACGCGTCACGCAGGATCACGGAATGCCGGAGATTGCACCCGCACGTGCGCAACGCGGCGATGTGCTCCTCGTGCGGCGCAAGCTCGATTCGCTCGCGCTCGTGGGGCTGGATGGGCGGTATCTGGCAGCCGCGGAGCGCGGTTATGAATACGTTCCTTCGCAGTTGGTAACGCGCGCCTGGCGCGTCTGAAATTCGCTTTACTCGCAGTTACTCAGTGGCAAGATTCACCACCATCATCATCGGCGGTCTGGAGATCGCAGCCGGGATCATCCTCGATATCTACACCGGGGGCACCGCCGGAAACTGGCTCATCGCAACCGGTATCGGCACGGTCATCGGCGGTGTCGGCACGCTGCTCAACCAGCCGCATCAGGGCCTGGCGACCGCTTCCCGCAACCCCATCCAGCCCTGGAACGTGGTCACTGGCCAGGCCAAGGTCGGCGGCACGATCGTCTACATCAACGAATTCGGGGAAAACGATAAATACCTCGATCTGGTTTTTGTGCTGGCCTGCCATCCCTGCCAAAGCGTGGATGCGCTGCTGTTCGATAACCAGCGTGTCTTAATCAACCCCTCGACCGGATCCAGCTATTCGCCTTCAAGCGCGACGCAGAGCATTTCAAGCATTACGCGCTCGAACGGCGTCGTGACGGTGATCATGGCCGGAGGCCTCGGCGATCTCGAAGACGGCGATCGCGTGCAAATCGAAAACGTCACGGGCCAGGTCTCAAACGACAAATCGCTGAACGGGCAGTATTACATCACGCTGGTCAATCCGACCACGTTCACCTACCTGTGCGGCGGCTTCGATGTTTCGCTCACCGCAACCGGCGATGTGAAGACCCTCTTTCCGGATTACCGCGCGAAGGTCTATTTCGAATACCTGCTCGGCGATCAGACCTCGACCTTCTCAGGCATGCTGAACGGCACGCCCTACGACGGCGATACCGGCACGCTGATTACGCCCGAAGGCGAAGCAGGCGTGGCCAACCCCTGGGATTACCAGCACCTGCTCTCGGGCCGCACGTGCGCCTTTCTGCGGCTGCATTACAACGACGAAGTCTTCGCCGCAGGCCTGCCGCAGATCTCTTTCCGGCTTCATGGGAGAAACGACATCTACGATCCGCGCGCCGGCGAGGTCCTGGGCCGCCCGAGCGTGTTCCTCAACGGCTGGGGAAACAATGCGCATGAAGGCGCGTACGAGGAAGGCGTCGATCTCGGCTACAACTGGGGCCTGAACGATGACGTAACGTACCCATACACGAATCCCGGCAATGCCGGCGACGGCGATCTGAATACCGCCGCCACCTGCACCTTCACCCACACGCATAAGTACGCCGGCTGCATCTGGAAATTCGCGGGCGGGATCAGCGGCGCGAATTACCTGAACATTCTCTCGGCCGTTCCGACCATTGTCGGAGCGAATCGCAGCGCGGGCATCTGGTACTCGTTCGACGGCGGCTCGACCTGGACGCAGATTTACAACCAGACCAACCGTTCGAAGCAGTGGGATCACGTCTCGATCCCGGGCGGGCAGGACACCTCGCTCATTCAGGTGATGGCCTTCCTCGATTCGCACGATGACATGACGCACTATGTCTTCGACGTCAATCTCGGGACCACCGCGGCCGGCTCGCCGTACGGCTATTCGGAAAATGCGGCGCTCATCATCGCCGATTACCTGGCGAATCAGACCTACGGCTATAAAGCCACCTACGGAACGGAAATTCCGCTCGATCGGTTGATCGCCGCGGCGAACATCTGCGACGA